GTAGAAAGAGCTATACAACTTACAGATGTAGACTTTGGAGTTACACAGGGTATACGTACCTTTGAAGAACAGCAAGCTAATGTAGCTGCAGGAAGATCCCAGACTATGAAATCTAAACACCTACTACAAGACGATGGCTTTAGCCATGCGGTAGACGTAGTAGCTTATGTAGGACCAAATGTATCCTGGGAGTTAAACCTGTATGATAATATCTGTGATGCTTTTAAACAGGCGGCAGAAGAAACAGGTGCAGCCGTAAAGTGGGGAGCTGCCTGGTCTGAGGGAGATATTAGGTCGTATCCTGGCACAGCTGAGGATGCTATGATGGCATACGTAGACTTACGTAGGTCACAGGGACGTAGGCCATTTATTGATGCACCTCATTTTGAGTTAATGTGATGAGATGGTTACTGGTCGCTCTATTATTATCTTCTTGTGGTTTGAGTACTCTGCTACCGCTAGGCGGATCAGGTGGGCCTACAGTAAATTCGAACGCACAAATAGGCGCAGAAAATAGACAGTCAGTAATGTCTGTAGAGAACACTACCTCTGCAGGTAGAGACATAGTTACAAAAGAAGTAGAGACAGGTAAAGTGGAAAACTTAGATATTATTAATACTAATATACCTCCTTGGGTAATGTTACTTCTAATACTTGGTTGGTTATTACCAACTCCAACAGAAATGGTTAGAGGTTTTATGAATTTTATACTTACGTTATTTGGAAGAAAAGATAACCCAAAGTACGAAAGATACAAAACATAGAAAAATAGGAAAAGGTAATGGTAGCAAGAGTAAAGCCTAAGCGTAAAGGCACAGGGATGAAAGGGCTGACTATTAAAAAAGGCCACAAACGTCCTACTAAAGATGGCGCTGGGATGTCAGAAAAAGGTGTAAGAGTTTATAGGGCTAAGAATCCTGGCTCTAAACTTCAAACAGCCGTTACCGAAAAGAAACCAAGAAGTAAAGCTAGGGCTGCAAGACGTAAATCTTTCTGTGCTAGATCAGCAGGTCAAATGAAAAAGTTTCCTAAGGCAGCTAAAGATCCTAATTCAAGACTAAGACAAGCAAGAAGACGGTGGAGATGTTAGATAATGTGGGTAGCTTTTATGCTTCTCTGTAGTACACCTGCAGCAATCTCCTGTCAGATTATGGTTAAAACAGAGGATGTTTTTTATTCAGAAGAAGCTTGTGCTCAAGAAGCATTAATAGTATCTAGATACTTTCAAAAACAAGGATATCTAGCAGTACCTGACTGTCAAAAAATTAAAATGGGAGTTTCATTATGAAAATAATAAAATGGTTTTGGAGATATTTTAAAAGAATAGGGTGTGCGATTCTTAATAGAAATTGTGGACCAGACTGTAATTGTAAAGCATAAGTAATGGCTAAAGATCCTAAAGTAGGAACAGGTAAAAAACCTAAAGGGTCTGGACGCAGACTATATACGGATGAGAATCCAAAAGATACGGTACCAATTAAGTTTGCTACCATGGCTGATGCAAAAGCTACATCAGCAAAAGTAAAAAGAATAAAAAAACCTTACGCAAGAAAGATTCAGATCTTGACAGTTGGTGAACAACGTGCTAAAGTAATGGGTAAGACAGCAATAGCAAATGTCTTTAAACAAGCTAAAGCAGACTTGCGAAGGAAACATAAGAAAGATGCCGTATCTACAAAGTAGCATACCCTATTTTAAAGCATGGGTAAGAAGAGAATATACAAAGAATATGCAGGAGTATCATGGAGAGTTCCTGCACTGTATGGTAGTAGCAGTAACTACAATGCCAAACAGAACATTAAGTTTTCAGGTCATCTTCACAGGTTGTGAATCTGATGATCAAGATGAAGAAAATGTACATGGTGGTGCAATGTGGGCAAGAATGCCTCTAACAGCACTTGTGGCAGATACCCCCCTAGAGGATTGGCCTACAGAACTACCACCATATTTAGCACAACCCTGGGATTGTATGTCGCATACACACTCAGTATATAAAATAGAAAGAGCTTCTCCTGCCCCTTGGATAGCAAAGGTAGATGGAGAGTTTTATCCTGCAAAGTATTACTTTACTGTTGACTACACAGACAATGAAGTAGCTGATGATCCTGCACAACACAAACAGTCACACGTTCTGGAGTTATTAGATGCAGGAGAATACACAGGTAACATGGTTGCGTTACCCAATAATAGAGTGAGAGTAACTCACCCTGCGTGGTTTGAAACTGGCGAAGGTGCACCAGACTTTAAACCTAATCAGAACATCTTTAACTCTAAAGAAGATGTTGAATATATTTGGGATACGGAACGTGTCTTTAACAATTTATATAAGGAAAATTAATTATGGCAATGCATGGAATGAAGATGAAGAAAAAAGGAATGGCTCGTGGTGGTAAAATGGGCATGAAGAAAAAAGGTTATGCTAAGGGTGGTATGAAAAAGAAGGGTTATGCTAAAGGCGGCATGATGAAGAAAAAGGGCATGGCTAGAGGTGGTGCTCAAATGACACTAGCAAAAATTAGAGCAGCAGCAAAAGCAAAAGGTTATAAACTAGTAAAGGCATAGCAAAATGGCTTTATCAAAACAAAACAAAAATAAAGTAAAGAAAGTAATCAAAGGTTTAAGCAAAGCCTCTAAAACTCATGCAGGTCAAGCAAAGACTTTAAAAAAAGCAGTTGGGATGTCCAAAGGTGGTAGTACGGTCAACAAAGCAGGTAATTACACTAAACCAACTATGCGTAAAAACCTATTCAACAGGATCAAAGCAGGTGGAAAAGGTGGTGCACCTGGACAATGGTCTGCGAGAAAAGCACAGATGTTGGCAAAACAATACAAAGCCAAGGGTGGGGGCTACAGATAATGAAAGCCCCTCAGAAAAGTTTAAAAGACTGGACAAAACAAAAGTGGCGTACAAAGAGTGGAAAGCCTAGTTCTAAGACTGGGGAAAGATATTTACCTGAAGCTGCTATAAAATCCTTGTCGTCTGCTGAGTATGCAGCAACTACAAAAGCTAAACGAGAGGGCAAAGCAAAAGGTAAACAATTTGTAAAACAACCTAAAAAGATTGCAGAGAAGACAAGAAAATTTAGAGCAAATGAGGGCGGTATGGCTAAAAAATTTCCAGACTTAACAGGTGACGGTAAAGTTACCCAGGCAGATATATTAAAAGGTAGAGGCGTAAAACTAAAAAAAGGTGGTATGCTTAAGAAAAAAGGTTTTGCCAAAGGTGGTAAAATGAATGACATGCGTAAGACAGGAATGTTCTACGGTGGGATGTCCAGAAGAGGTAAATAGTAATGGCTGTAACGTTACGTAAATATTTAAACAGTAAGCTAAAAGAAAAAGGTTTAACTGTTGCCGAAGCTAAAAAGAATGCAGGTAAATATAAAAGTATTGCTGCAGCTAAAAAAGCAGGGTCACTTTACTACACAAATAAAGATGGTAAGGTAATGGCTGCTGTGTATGCAGAAGATCTTAAAAAACCAATTAAACCTATTAAACCTAAAGTGCGTCCAGGTTCAGGTACTATAAAAATGGAAGTTCTTATAGGTTCTGTTCCTAAAAGTGAAGTACTTAAAAAAATAAATAAAGGAAAGCCTATGGCTTTTTCTGATGCAGCTAAAAAGAAAAAGAAAAAGAAAGGCAAGAAATGAAAATAGAAGGTGATAAAGTAATAGATCAGTATGGTGCTGTTCTTGGAGAATACATACATGGAGAATGGCATTCTAAAGATCCTGCTGTATTAGAGTTTGTAAAAAATGAATACACTGAATCAAAACCTAAAAAAGTCCGTGCTAGAAATGCAGATGGAACTTTAAAAGGTGATGATCCATCTACCCCCGATGTAAATGAAGCTTGGGTTACAAAGTCATAACGGGTTTGCATTTTTGTCTGTAGTAAGTTATTATAAAATATAGTATAACTACTCCTGCTCAGTTAGGGCTAACATAGGAGTAGAAAATGTTTAGAAGATTATTTAACAGACTAATAGAAGCAAGAACAGAATCAGCAAAACGTAAGATTGCAAGAATGCAACTTTACCAAATGACTGACAGGGAGTTACGAGATCTAGGTATTGGCAGACATGATATAGAAAGAGTTATACTTACAGGTAAAGCTCTTTGAAGAACGCAATAAGTTCTTTAATGATACTAGGAGTACTTTGGGAGGAGGCTCGTGGACCCAGTTACAATCATCGGTGGAGCTACCGTAGCGTTCAATGCGTTGAAGAAAGGCTTTCAAGTAGGTAAAGACCTACAAGATATGTCAGGACAATTAACCCAATGGGCAGGTGCTATGAGTGACCTGTCCTTCATGGAACAAAAAAATAAAAATCCTCCTTGGTGGAAAGCACTTAATGGACAGTCTGTTGAAGCTGAAGCCTTGGAGATTTTTACAGCTAAGAAAAAAGCTGAAGCTATGAGACAAGAGCTAAAGGACTGGATTAGTTTTAGTATGGGTCCATCTGCTTGGGATGAACTTGTAGCAACTGAAGGTAGAATACGTAAACAAAAAAAAGAACAAGAGTATCGCAAAGCAGAGATGATTGAAGCGATAGTTACTTGGAGTCTTACTGCAGTAATAATGATCGTTGGTGTAGGAACACTAGGATTTATACTTTATATGGTGGCATAATGGCAAGAAACTTAACAGAAAAACAACAGAAGTTTTTAGATGTATTGTTTGAAGAAGCTGGAGGTAATTTATCTACAGCTAGAAAACTTGCAGGATATGCAGATGGTGTATCTTCAAAAGCAATTGCAGAGTCTTTATCCGAGGAGATTGCAGATCTAACTAAAAAGTTTATCTCTTCGTCAGCTGTAAAAGCTGCATACTCGATGTTTGAAGTTATGAATAATCCTACAGATTTAGGTAATAAAGAAAAAATGGCAGCAGCAAAAGATGTTTTAGACCGCAGTGGTTTTATTAAGACAGAAAAAGTAGAAGTATCTGCAGCTAATCCATTATTTATTTTACCACAGAAAGCTGATGAAGACGAATAAAACTTGGAAGCTACCCAAACCTGTAGAGGTAGATGGTAAGTATGAGTGGAGACCAGTTGTAAGAGTTGGAACTCACGTACCGTTTGGATATAAACAAGATCCTGATGATCAAGATATATTGCTACCGATTCCAGAAGAACTAGAGTTATTTGAAAAAGCTAAAAAGTTTCTAAAGCAGTATAGTTATAGAGAAGTTGCAGCTTGGCTTAGTACTCAATCAGAACGATATATTTCCCACGTAGGTTTATACAAGAGAGTAAAAATTGAGCAACAACGTAAGAACGAAGCTTCAACTCAACGTTACCTCGCCCAAAGGTACAAAGAAGCGTTACAAAAAGCGGAAAAGCTCGAAACCCAAAGACTTGGTTACAGAGAAAGAGTTAGCTCCAGCCCAACCGAAGCCTGAAGAGATAGACTTTGAAAAAGCTAGAGAGATAATCTTTGAACCTAACGTTGGACCTCAAACTGACTTTTTAGCAGCAACAGAACAAGAAGTTTTATATGGAGGAGCAGCAGGTGGCGGTAAGTCTTATGCAATGGTTGCAGACCCAGTGCGGTACTTGGGGAATCCAAATGCACGAATGCTACTTGTTCGTAGGTCTACAGAAGAGCTTAGAGAACTTATATCAGTAAGCAAACAACTTTATCCCAAAGCTATTCCTGGAATAAAGTTTATGGAAAGAGATAAAACTTGGGTAGCTCCATCAGGTGCTACATTGTGGATGTCCTACCTCGACAGAGAGGATGACGTTATGAGATACCAAGGTCAAGCCTTTAACTGGATTGGCTTTGACGAACTTACACAATGGCCTTCACCTTATGCATGGAACTATATGAGATCACGTCTCCGTACAACAAGGGCTTCAGGTTTGCCACTGTATATGAGAGCGACTAGCAACCCTGGTGGTCCAGGTCATCAATGGGTAAAAAGAACGTTTATTGATCCTCAAACACCTAATAAATCGTTCTATGCTACTGATGAAAATGGAGAGGTGATATCGTGGCCGAAAGGTCATAGTCGGGAGGGTGAGCCTCTGTTTAAACGTAAGTTCATCCCTGCCACCCTCTTCGACAATCCGTACTTAGCAGACGATGGTTTATACGAAGCTAATCTTCTCTCGCTACCTGAACATCAACGTAGGCAACTACTTGAAGGTGACTGGGATATAAATGAAGGTGCAGCTTTTCCTGAGTTTAACAGGAAAATACATGTAGTAGATCCTTACGACATACCCTCTAGTTGGATTAAGTTTAGAGCTTGCGACTATGGTTATGGTTCTCATACTGGTGTTCTTTGGTTTACTATGGTTCCTGGTTCTGAAC